ATCTTTAATAAAAAATTTGGATTACCCAAAAATGCTTTGTATATATTACAAAGTTACAATAAATTTATTCAATAAAAAAATAATAAGTTATGAATTTAGATGAAATCAAGAAACGTTTAGACAAACTAAACAACAAAGGTGGTGGTAATAACTCAGGGGATTATAAAGCAAATTTCTGGAGACCACCAGTGGGAGAAAAATCCCAAGTAAGATTAGTGCCTTATGCACACAACAAAGACTTTCCATTTATTGAGCTTTACTTTTACTTCGGTATTGGTAAACCAAGAATGATTGCCTTAACTAACTTTGATGAGTCAGATCCAATTATGGAATTTGCTAATCAATTAAGAAAATCAGGTGATAAAGAAAATGGAGAATTAGCTAAAAAATTATACCCAAAACTTCGTATTTTTGCTCCTGTAGTAGTACGTGGAGAAGAAGATAAAGGAGTTAGATTTTGGGAATTTGGTAAAATGGTTTATCAAGAACTATTAGGTGTAATGGCAGATGAAGATTATGGTGACATTACTGCTATTCAAAATGGTAGAGATGTTACTGTAGAAGTAATCCCAGCAGCAGAAACAGGTAAAATGTATAACACAACAACTGTACGTGTTAAACCAAACCAAACACCGCTAGTGGAAAATGCCGAAAAAGCACAATCATTTTTAGACAATCAAAAGAATTTAGTTTCTTTATTTAAGAAATATTCTTTTGAAGAAATGAAAGGTACTTTACAAAGTTATTTAAAACCATCTGAAGAAGATGGTGGTAAAGAAACTGAAAAGGTAGAAGCACCTTCTAAAACTAAAAAAGATTTAGATAGTAAACTTGATGAATTATTTGACTAATATTGTATGGCAAAGAAAAAAGAAGACTCAAATAGAGATGAGCTAACAGGGATACTTGCTGATTCCCTAAATAAAAAATTCAGTAAGACACACCACAGAGTTGCATATTTTTTAGATGGCAGTGAGGATTCTCCTACTGACGTTAACGATTGGGTGTCCACAGGTTCAACAGTATTGGACTTGGCCATTTCGAATCGCCCTAATGGTGGGTTCCCCGTATCCAAAATCGTTGAAATTACAGGGTTAGAACAAAGTGGTAAATCCCTGTTAGCATCTCATATTATAGCAAATACACAGAAAAAAGATGGTGTTGCAGTATATATTGATACTGAATCTTCCCTAAATGCTCAATTTTTACAAGCAATTGGAGTTGATGTTGAAAAAATGGTTTATTTACCATTAGAAACAGTTGAAGACATTATGGATGCAATTGAAAATGTTATCCTTAAAGTTAGAGAAAAAAATCCAAATAAACTTGTAACAATTGTAGTAGATTCAGTAGCTGCAGCTACCACTAAAATTGAATCAGCCGCTGACTTTGAAAAAGATGGTTATGCTACTCAAAAAGCTATCATTTTATCTAAGGCAATGCGTAAAATTACTAACTTAATTGGTAAGGAAAAAATACTTTTAGTATTTACGAATCAACTAAGACAAAAGATGGGTGCAATGCCATTTGCTGATCAATATACTACTTCTGGTGGTAAAGCTCTACAATTTCATGCTTCAGTTAGATTAAGATTAAAACAAGTTGGAAAACTTAAAGAAAAAATTAATGGAGTTGATGAAGTTGTAGGGTCAGAGGTTGAAGCTATTGTAGTTAAAAATAGAATGGGTCCACCAAATAGAAAAATTCGATATAATGTTTTTTATAGACAAGGTATAGATGATTATGGTGGATGGTTAAAACTAATGAAAAACTATAAAGTTTGTAAACAAACAGGTCCTATTTGTAAGTACACAGACACTGAAACAGGTGAAATAATAACATTTTCAGGTAAAGATTTAGAATCTTTATGTAAAGAAAGACCTGAAATCAAAGAAGCTATGTATAGAGATACTTGTGATGCTTATGTTATGAAATATCAACATGAAGATGCACAAGATATGGACCCAGACATTGAAATTGATGAAACTGGGTTGTAATGAGCGATATATTTAGTCTATTAGATAATGTACAAAAGGGAGACTCCCTATCAATTAATGATAGAGTTCTAATAGTAGATGGTCTTAATCTTTATTTAAGAGCATTTGCTGTAAATGGAGCTTTAAATGATAATGGAGTACCTGTAGGAGGTTTAGTTGGATTTTTAAGATCATTATCTTATGCTATTAGAGAAGTAAACCCTACAAGAGTAATTATAGTTTATGATGGTGCGGGGGGTTCTCAACGTAGAAGAAAAATGCACCCTGAATATAAATCAAATAGAAAACCAGGTAAACGAATTACTAGATGGGATGCTTTTAAAAATAATTCTGAAGAAAAAGAAGCAATGAAAATCCAATTTTCAAGATTACTTGATTATTTAGATTTTCTTCCTATAAATGTTATTTCAATAGATAAAATAGAAGCTGATGATACTATTGCTTATATAGCACACACTTTATTAGATAAGGAAGTTACAATAATGTCTTCGGATCAAGACTTCTTACAATTAGTAAATAATAGAATTACAGTTTGGAGTCCTACAAAGAAAAAATTCTATACACCAAGAATGGTTATAGATGATTATGGAGTGCCGGCTCATAATTTTTTAATGTATAAAATTCTAATGGGTGATAAATCTGATAACATCGAAGGTGTTAAAGGATTAGGGCCTAAAAAATTACCCAAAATATTACCAGATATTTTTTCTCAAAACACCCTTGATCTTGATTTCATTCTGGAATATTCAGGTAAAGAAGAAGAACCTATGCATAAAAGAATTGTTGAGTCGGCTACTCAACTTTATTTAAATGAAAAATTAATGGATTTAAAAAATCCACCTATATCAGGAGAATTAAAATTACAGATAAGTAGGTTAATAGAAGCGCCTATAAATTTGCTTTCCCGAAATGATTTTATTATAATGTATAATGATGATCAATTAGGAAATGCAATTCAAATTCCTGATTTATGGTTAAAAGAACATTTTATTAAATTAAATACCTTAGCAAAACAAACACATGAGTAAATTAACTCAATACGGACATTCATTTCAAACTAAAGCTATTGGTATTTTAATAACTGATAGAGACTTTTTACAACAAATAGCAGATATAGTTTCTCCAGATTACTTTGATAACGATGCTGGTAAATGGATAATTCGTAAAGCACTTAAATACTATAATGAATATAAAACAGTTCCTACAATGGAGGTATTTAAGGTAGAATTAGAAAATTTAAAACAAGAATTACAAAATGTAGCAGTTAAAGACTTACTTAAACAAGCATATAAAGCTTCTAAAGCAAATGATTTAAATTATGTAAAAGATACTTTTTTGGATTTTTGTAAAAATCAAACATTAAAAAATGCTTTAATGAAATCTGTAGATCTTTTAGAATTAGGGGACTATGATGACATTAGAACTTTAATAGATACAGCATTAAAAGCAGGAACAGAAAGAGATATAGGACATGAATATATTCAAGAAATAGAAGATAGATTTAGAGAAGAAGCTAGAAATGTAATAGAAACACCTTGGCCCTTAATTAATAATTTATTATCAGGGGGTTTAGGACAAGGAGATTTAGGATTAATAGCAGGGGGACCTGGTGGTGGTAAATCATGGGCTTTAATAGCTTTAGGAGCACAGGCTGTTAAAATGGGTTATACTGTAATTCATTATACTTTAGAACTAAGTGAAAAGTATGTTGGTAGGAGGTATGATGCTTGTTTTACGGAAATATCTGTAGGTGACATAACTGAACATAAAGAAGAAGTTAAAGAAAACTTAAATAATTTACGAGGAGGATTATATATTAGAGAGTATCCTGCGGGACAAGCAACAGTAAATACTTTACATGCACATTTAGAAAAATGTAAACAACAAAATATTGAGCCTGATTTAATTATTGTCGATTATGCAGATTTACTTACTTCAAAATCAAGTAAAGAAAAAAGAGATAAATTAGATGATATTTATACTAATTTAAGAGGTTTAGCTTCAGAAATGAAGTTACCTATTTGGACTGCTTCACAAGTAAATCGTTCAGGTGCAAGAGAAGAAATTATTCAGGGAGATAGAATGGCTGAAAGCTATAGCAAAATGATGATTACTGATTTTGCAATGTCTTTATCTCGTAGTGCTGAAGATAAAGAAAATGGAACTGGTAGATGGCACGTTATGAAAAATAGATATGGAGCTGATGGTATAACTTATGATTCAATTATGGATACTTCAATAGGTAAAATTGAAATAAATATGAGGGGAAATAATAGACCACAACAAAATCAACAAGGAGATCTTTCGCCGGCAGAGCGAAGAAGACTTCAAAGATCTTCTAATAATTTCTTTGGGATTTGATAGGTTTTGTTTGTATATATTGTATTTATCAGCACAAAAA